CGACTTGTCGTCTTCCGCCAGCACCTTCGGGTCGATGATCTTCTTGAAGCGGGCCGCCATCTCCTGCGCGCCCGGCCAGTCCATGTTCTTGATGAACAGGTCGCCTGCCACCTGCCAAAGCTGTGGGCTGGTCTGGAGGATGTTGGCCATGGCCTCTACGGCCTCCTGGCGCTTGGTCAGGTAGCTCGGGCCGGTCGTGATGACAACGTCATAGGTGCCGACAGACGGGTTGTAAATCTTCTCAATCACGTTGCCCATCTGGTCGTAAATCTTCTTGACCGGCTCGGGCTGCATCGGGTTGATCTTGGCCATGCCGACCTCGCCGTCCACGCCAATGATGCGGGCGATGCGCTCGGTGTCGTAAATCTTCGGGATCATGTCCACAAGCTGGCGCGTGATGTGACGGATGGCACGGCCGAGGTTGTCCACGAAGTGGTAGGTGCCGGTGTCGCCCTCCTGCACGCGGGCGAGGATGGCCCTGCCGGAGCGCTCGTTGCCCTGCTGGCCCAGCGAGGCGTTGTACTGGCCCGTAGTGGCCTTGATGTCCTCGGCAGCGCCCATCTTGGCCTGAATAAGGCCCGTCTGTGCCAGCGGCGGCTGCGCACGCTGCGGGAGAGGCAGGACATTGCCCGCGCCGTCTGTCACATCCGGGTTCACTTCGAGGTACGGCCAGTTGTTGGTGTTGGCCGTCTTCCACTGCATCTCGTATCCCTCAAACTGGCCGCCATAGCCAATGAAGGGTGCCTTGGGGGCCAGAGCCAGCATTTCGGCTTCCTGACTGACCCAGTAGTTGTACATGCGCTGCGCGTCCTTGGCGTTGCGCACAAGGCCGGAGACGTAGAGGCGGCCATCGACCTCAAACTCGTTGCCGACGACGCGGACGACGGGGATGTACTTGCCCGCCCATTCGCGCTCTTCAAGCACCTCGTAGCCGTTGGTCTTGAGCCACATGACGCGGCGGCGGTCCACGACGCGGGTGCGCAGGGGCTTGCCGAACATGGCCGCAAGGTTCTGGTCCTGCGGCGTGTTCTTGAAGGCCGTGACGTTGCCCGGATAGAGGTGCAACGTCTCCTTCTTGTGGTCGATGTAGAAGTACTCCGCGATGCGGATGGTGTTCTCCGACAGCCACATGGAGAGCGACTGGTCGCCAATGCCACGGGTCAGGATGGACGAGATGGGCGCCGCATCAGGAAACATGCGCTCGTAGTCGGCCTTGACGATGTCCTCAGTGATGAAGCACCACTGGGCGTCGGACCCGCAGGGGTCTTGGATCGTCGGGTCCATGTAGACGCTGAAGGCGTTGCGGATGCGCCCGATGCGCAAGTCTTGGTCGAAGCTGTCCTCGCGGGCGTACTCGGTCAAGATGCGGATGTAGCCCTCGCCGTAGGTCACCTGGTTGTCGCAGGCGGTGTCGTAGGCCACGTCGGCGTCGGACATGTACTCGATGTGCCGGATGATGCCGTCGAACACCTCTGCGACCGCCACGTCGGCGTTGTCGTCGGCCGGGATTACCTTGCCAGACGGCCGGTTCTGCCGCTGCTGGTTGGTCACCTGCCGGACGTGCTGCGGCAGCTTGTTGATGGTCAGGCACGGACGCGCGTTGATGGTCTGGCCCTGCACGGAACCGCGGGTCGCCAGCACGTCGGCTGGCCACTGCCACTGGTTGTCGGGCGAACCTGCCATGAAGCGCAGGTCGTCAAGCTCATCTTCACGGCTCTCACCATAGGCCGAGATGGCCATGGTAAAGCGCGAGCGCATGGTGGCGAGCAGGTCAGCCTTGTCCGTCCCGCCGTCTGCGACGATTTCCGCGCCCTTGATGCCGCTGTTGTCAGCCATTTACCGTCCGCCGCCCCTGCGTCCTGCACCGACGTCTCCACGGCCCACGTTGCCGCCAGAGCTATAGCCGCGCGTTCCCGAGGTGCTGCCAACGGCGCCGCCGCCAGAGCTACGCGAACCGCCGCCCGTGCTGCGCATACCGCCAGCGCTGCTGCTGGTCTTGCTAGCGCCGCCGCGAGGGCCAGCAACACCCATCTTCTCCAACGCCATGCGTTGCTGACGCTGATAGGCGCTCTCGGCCGTCTTGAAGGCCTTACCGGCCTTGGTCATGGTCGTGCCGGTCTTGCTGCCAGACGTGAAGCCCGTCGTCTTGCCGGTCACCGGGTTGGTGGCCATGCGGGCGGGCGGCGGTGCGCTTGCCGGAGTGGGGGACGGGCGCTCGCGGGTCACGTTGCTGACGACCTGCTGCTTGGGTGCTGCGGGCTTACGCGCGCCCGGCACGGTCTTGCGGATGCCGGTGCGCTCGTCGCCAAGATAGCCGCGAATGTCAATTGTTTCTTCGCCCGTGGGGGAAGGCATCTTTTTGGCGCCGACGCCCGACATGTTAGCAGGTGCATAACCGCGCCGCGAAGTGGGATCGCCAGCAAAGTAGCCCGGGCGCGCCCAATTAACGCCTGGTTCCCGCAAACGTTCATATTTTACGCGCTGCTCAGAATAACGAGTGTCTTTGCCGCTGCGCGTAACGCTTTTCTTATCAGCCATCTTAGAACCCTTTCTTCATCATTGTGCGGCCCATCATGTTGGCACGGCCCATCTTCGGCTTGGGCGCGGGCATGGGCATGGGCATGGTGCGCTTCATGCCGCCGGTCTTCGGCTTGGGCGCAGGCATCGGTTGCGTGTATTTCATGTCTCCGCCAGCCTTCGGCTTGCCCTTGGCAGCGCGCTGGACGGCGTGTGCAATGGCCGCCGCCTGCTTCTGGGGGCGTCCGCTCCTAATTTCCGCGGCGATATTCTTGCGAAATGCGGATTTTGTGGCTGATTTGACGAGCGGCATATCACTTTTTCCGTGTTTTGGCCGACTTACGGAAGGCAGCGGCGGTCGGTGCGCCCTTCGTGCCTGGTTTGCGCATCTTTTCGCCTGATCCGGCGGCGATCCGGGCGCGTTTTGCGTGAATATTGCTGTAAAGTCCGGGTTTACTAGGCATTCTTGCGTATCCAACGACCAGTTACCGGGTCTTTTTCGTTAGGGTTTACAACACACGGATGAATACGTGCGTGTTCAACCGATTTCATAACGCGCAAGTTAACAGCACGGTTGTCGTTATGCAACCCGTTGATGTGATCGACCTGTTCGCCCGGTTCAAGAGGCTTGATAAAGGCGTCAGCCACCAACCGATGAACTAAAAACGCTTTGCAACGCTCAGTGCGTAAACCACCATTGCGAAAACGCACTTCAACATACGGTTTTGTGCGCCCGTTGTCCTTTTTAGGTGTCAAACGCATAAGAATTTCAGGCATTGGAACGACACCGCCATTTTTACCGCGGCGGGTGCGAGCCAAAGATTTTACACGGCCCAAGTTGCTGACTTGGTAGCGGCCTTCATAGCCTCTGACATCAAGCCACATCTCGGTTACCTCAACACTTCCATCGACGCATAGATGCTTTTGCACGGCTTCCTTCTCCCGCTTTTTTTGCGATAGGAGCCATTCTAGCACAGAAACTAGCTTTCCGTCCAGCGTCTTCTTTAGTTCTAGGGTTCGGCGCCGGGGGCTTCAGCTTGCTGCCCGTGGCGGCGTTGTACTTGGCCCGGCCCTTGGCTGTCAGGCCAGCGCCTTTGGAGATGGGTAGCTTTTCGCCCCGTCCCACTGACAGCGATACGCCTTTGCGCGCCATTATGACCCTAGCCAAGAGGTTGCAACACTGGACTGACCATAGGCCCTGCGCGGCGACTTGTCAACGCGCTCGGTTCGTGAGCCGACAGGGAACGCGAACGTAACGGCTATCGCGTCCGCGGCGTCTGGGCTTGCGAGCCCACGGGCTTTCATCTCTTTCTTGCCTTCTAGGAAGATCGTCCCCTTGCTGTCCGGCTTCATCATGGGCGAGATCAGGTCGCTCTTCAGCGTCCGGTCCGGGCTGATCGACGCGCTTTTCAGCCATTCCCGCATCGACCCCCACATCTCGGCGCGCTTGTTGCCATACATGACCGGCTTGGATGACCTCGACCCAAAGTTCACTCCCCTGACCTTGTACCGCTGCTCCTTAAGGCGGTCCACGACGCCCGCCCCCAGTCCGCCCTCGTCAATGACGACGAGTGCAGGCTTGTACTCCTCAATGGCCTCGATGACGCGCCCGACCACCTCCATGGTGTCGTCGCCCCTGTACCGCTTGATGGCGACCAGGTCGCGTCCCTGCCTTACCGCGATGACCGTCGCGTCGGCACCGAAACGCGCTGGATCGACGCCCAGTACGATGGGGGCTGAGGTGTCCTTGTAGCGGGGGCGGTCCATGGCGTCATCGACGAGATGAACGGGGATGAACTGGTCATCTCCAGCACTGGGAAACTCACCGTAGACTTCGACGTGAGCCTGAACGCTGTCAGGCCCGTATTCGTGGATGATTTGCTCATAGACTGCCTTGTCCGTACCTTCGACCGACCGGGCATCGACGGTCTTGTTGCGCCAGAAGTCCCGCTTGGCGTGGAACGCCTCGTAGAAATAGCCCTGATTGCGGCGGGGGTTGGAGAACGCCATCCAGAAGCGGTGCGGCGTGTTCTCGGTGAAGAAGCCAGCGGCGACCTGCCAGATGCTGTCGGAGATACCGCTAGCTTCGTCGAAGATCAGCATGACGCCGTCGAAGTTGTGAACGCCCGCGTAGGCGTCCGGGTTCTCCTCAGACCACAGCCGCCCCTCGACGCCCCAGTAGCGCGTACCCTTCTTGAGGTCGCGCTCGACCAGTTCCGCAATCCACTTGGCGGGCATGACGCGGGTGGCCGAAACCTCAAACCAGTGGCTGTTGAGTGAGAGGGCCAGCCACTTGGTGATCTCGGCCCAGGTGATGGAGCGAAGCTGCGTCTCGGAGTTGGCCGACACGATGGTCGTGCTGCCGATCCGCGTCGTCAGCATCCACAGCACCAGCCAACTGACCAGTGCCGACTTGCCGATACCGCGGCCCGAACTGACCGCCATCCTGAACACGTCGAAGTCGATCTTGCCGTTGTTCTGCTTGATGTGGTCGCGCAGGTCCGTCAGCACGTCGCGCTGCCACTTGCGCGGTCCAGAGAAGTGCTCCAACGGCGTGCCGGGCTGCCCCCAAGGGAACAGGTAAAGAACAAACTTGAGCGGGTCATCCTTGAGGCTGGGCGACCACAGGGTCGCCATGAGCGTCTGCTCGTCCTCAGCGGAGTACTGGGGTTGCTGCACGCGGCTGCTCCTCTGCCAGTTCGGTCGCCACCAGGTCGATCACGCGCTGCTGCGCCTGCTCCAACGCGGCCGTGATGCTGATCTTCTGATCGACCGTCACCTCGATGGCCTGCTTGGCCGCCCAGCCGTGGGCGTAGCGCAGGACCTCAAGCGCGGCCTTGGCGTCCCCTTGCGCCGCCGCGTCGTTCAGCACGGTCGCCATGGCAAGCTCGCCGTCCGCGCGCCCCTTCTGTTCGGCATACTCCGCGACCGGGTCCATCTGGCAGAGCCTGCGGTACTCGGTCGGCGTCATCCCGGCAGCAAGGGCCAGCGTGTCGCCTTTGAGGCCCATCCGCGCCGCGTTGTAGATGGCCTCCAGCCGCGCCTCTGTGGCGGTCAGCGGACGCGGTTCGTAGGGTAGAGACTGGAACATAGCGAGAATTGTACAATGTTTGTCAGCGCAATTCAATGGGTGGGTACAACTCAAAAAGTGCGTCGCGCACTTCGAAGGCGCGCTCAAGCGTGTACGCACGGCGGCGGATACGTTTGCCATTAAACAGCATTTCGACGCGGTAGCCGCGCCCGTCCTTATAGATGTTACGCATAGACGGATTTTTACGCACAGCATTTTGGTAGTATGCGGTGTTTTGCGCTGCTGTTGCTAAGCGCAAATTATCTATGCGGTTGTCGGTTTTGATGCCGTTAATATGGTCAATTGTCATACCTTCAGGCGGGTGTTCGCCATGTACCCATAGCCACACCAATCGGTGCAATCGGTATTCGCGTCCGTTGACGGTTGCACGCAAATAGCCGCGTTGAGTTAGCGTACCTAGCTGGCGCCCAGACAAATCGCGGCAAATACCTGTCGCAGGGTCTATGGCCAGGCGCTTTTTAAGTTCAGTTTGAGTGATCAGTGTCATACCCAACATATAGGGGAGTAGGGGTGAACCGTCAAGTGTTTTGAAATTTCTAAAAAGTTTTTGTGACCCTTGGCCACAGCAGCAGCGAAAGCTGCGGGTCCCCTGCCCCCTCCCTTCGCGCTCGCAGCATTTTTTGCAGCGCAGCAACGCGGCAGCGAGAAACTGTAACCGTTCTTGTTACCGGAACATATTCCTAACAGGCAGGCATGGCGGGAATGGTGCTCGTGGCCATATGACTAGAGCGTGATGGATCGAGGATGGCCGCCGTACAGCTCGGCACGCTGGCCGATACGATACTCGAGCGTGCCGTCGATCCAGAGATAAAGAACGCTTTTCGGCGAGCGCTGGCGCAATTCGACGGAGCAAGGCAGGTGACGCTCGGCAAGTAACGTGATGGCCGTGAACTGGCGCCGCGTGATTTGCTTTTGCGTGATGGCATCGACGGCCCAGGCGCGGATGGCCGTGGAGCTATCAACCTGGGCGATGGGCAAGATGGGCAGTTTCTGCATGATGAACCTCCAGAACGTAACGAATAACGCTTAACGCAAAACGCTACATAATGCAAGGGCCATCGGCGTGGGAGCGAGGGCGATGGGTCAAATGGGCAATATGGGCAATCGTCCTCAGAAGAGGCTTTCCTCTACAATCGTTAGATTTCCCCTACCGTATACATTAGCACTTACTAATATACAATTAATTCTCTCTTCATAATAACTAATAACCCATATTACCCATAAGCCGATAGAATAAGGCTTTTGCCGCTCTGTGACATTGCCCATGTCGTCACCCCAACGCCACCCCACAACCACCCCAAAACAGTCTTTTTGCCTGCAACACAAATTTCTTGTTGACATGGCAAGCACCCCATGAGATTATGCACATATCAACAGAGGAGCACGACATGGACCTGATAGCCAAGCAACTCGCCAAGCGCCGCGCCGCTGGACTGTTCGTCAGCTATGACCGCACGACGCCGGAGGAGACTTCCGCATATGGCCGCGCCACCATCGCGTTCGCCAACGTCAAGGAGCGCGATGAGGAGCTGGACCGCCTCAACTGGTTAGGCCGCAACCCGCGCATTGAGCACTAACAGGAAAGGAAACGACATGAACGGCAATC